ATCATACGTTGAATCCGCGTCATAACCGGAGTCAATCAGGCAAAGGGAAACGATGAACTCGTCGCCGTTGGCGTTCCTGTATGGTGTATTCATTATCTGCTCGACGGCGCTGAAATTCAGCACTTGTTTGTGGAATATATTCTGAGATGTGATGTGGTTTCCAAATGCCCGGATGGAAACATAGAGGCTGTTTTCCTGCACGTCTACGCCGCCGACGATCAGCTTTGCCCACTCCGGCACGATGAGCTCCGGGAGCTCGGTCTGGCGATCCATGACGAGATCTGCGCTGGTCTTGAGCTTCGTATCCTCCCACGGTTCCGCGAGCCACGAGTTAACGAAATTCTGAAACGCCTCGGAGTCGTCCTTTGACATCAAGAATTCCTTTGCCACTTCTGCGAATCGGACGAATGGGCTGTATAGCGTGTTTAACCAAAAAACGACTTTTCTCGCGAACTGCGTTTTTCGCTCCACGATCTCCCACGTGCCCTGCTGCAGCATGATGTATTTCTGCGAATCTGTTATAATGGATCCGCATTCTTGGCAAACGTAGCGAGCACGCTCAGCTCTGTCTGCGTATGACATAGACTCGTCATCCGGGAAGCGAAGGTTTGAGAACTTGAACTCGATTTTGCGTCCGCAGTGCGGGCACGGCATCAGGTAATGCTTTTCAATGTCGGCGTTCTCTTTGGCTTCCCAGATGTGGTTGTTTTTTAGTGTTGGCGTGGACGCCAGCACGATCTTTCTATTGTGAAATGTTTTTGTTCTTTCTTTCGCGAGGCTGACAGGATCCGCTTCCTTCTTCGACGCTCCGGGATATTTGTCGGTTTCGTCGAGGAATAGATATTTAATCGGCTTGCTTGCGAGTCCCGACGGCGAATTTGAACCGACGAGGCTCAGATACATATCATCAAACTGCATTTCCAAAACGCTTGAATCGTTCTCGTGATATTTCTCTTTTAGCGTTGGACTGTTGAGGAGCATGGGCTCGATTCGGTTTTTGGAAATGGACTTTGCTAATTCGTCGGTGGGGTAAACGACCATTGCCGGCGACGGATCTTCGTCGACCACAAATCCAATCATGTTGAGGATCGCCTCCGTTCCGCCGACCTGCGTAGGCTTAACGAACACGATTTCTTCTGTTTCGTAGTTGTTGAACTCATCCATCAATCCTTTAAGGTATGGCGTTGATGAATTTCTCCACGGGCCCGGTCGGGCTGTTGTTTTGGCGTCGAGCTGTCTGTACTTTTCCGCCCACTCTGAGACCGTGATGTTTTCGGGAGGAACGAGGGCGCCCATCGCCCTGATGATATAATCAGGCGCGGTGAACTTTCTTGTTTTTAGCGTTGGCCGCCTTTTTGCCAACGGACTTGGCTCCTTCCTCGACTTGTTCGCTGTTGCCCGCGACAACGAAATTGTTCAGCAGTGTTATAATGTCCTGATTCAGCTCGGATTCAATGGCTCGGAGCTCGACGGGATCGTCGCATACGCTCGTGAGCCGTGTTGACAGCTTCGCGGGGACGCCGAGCAGAAATTTTTTCAAGACCGTAAAAAAGCGCCGGTAATCGCTCTCGACTTTTTCTATGCCGATATACTTGCCCGACGCGATCGCGTTCTGAATCGCTCTGTATTCACCTTGCAGCTCTTTGAGTTGGATTTCTTTTTCGAGTTTTTCTCTTTTTAATTCGTTTTCCGCCTCGCTGTGGCTTTTGCCATACGCTTTGTCGGATAAATACTTAACGTAACGCTGAATCGTCGGAACCAAATCATACCGCCGACCGCCGGCTGTTTCAACTGTCGGCAGGATTCCTTCCTGCGTCAGCTGCTGTATTCTGCGGACGGTCAAACTGAAAAGGCTCGCTATGACGTCCACTTTATAGTACGCCACTTTTTCGGTTGAAAGTTTGCCATCTGATGACATTGGTAACACCACCCCCCCCCCCCGGACGAGCATTTCGTCGATTATTGTGTTTTCGTTGTCGTTTATTGTCATGTCAGTTTAATGGCTTTTTCTCCTGTGAATTCTTCCCAGCGGTGAATGATTACGTCGCAGAACTTTTCGTCGAGCTCCATGATGAACGCGCGGCGCTTCAGCTGCTCTGCTGCCATCAGCGTGGATCCTGAACCTCCGAATATGTCCACGACGTTCTCGCCGGCGCGGCTGGAGTTTTTCATCAACTTACCAACCAAGGCGACCGGCTTCATCGTGGGATGGTAGTCTGAGCGCATTGGCTTCTTTTCATAAAGGACGGTCGTTTTGTCTTTGAGGTCGCGGTATAATTCATCGACAAGGGCGAGCAGCTCCTGCTTACTCATTTTCTTGTAATCGACTTCGTCCTCGATTATGACGGTGCTTTGTGTGCGATCGTCGATGAAGTAGTGCGCGGCCCCTTCTTTCCATCCGTACAGAATCGGCTCGTGCTGCCATTGGTAGTCTTGCCGACCGAGGACGAATGTGTTCTTTTCCCAAATCAAAACCTGCGCGAGCTTGAGCCCGGCGTCTATCATCGCGGAGCGGAAGTTGATGCCTTCCGTGTCTGCGTGAAAAACGTATATAGCTGCGCCGGGGCGCATGATCTCAAACAATAAGGAATAGGCTGCGTAAAGGAAATTGTAAAAATCCGAATCTCCCATTCGGTCGTTCTTGATATTCGGCTGGAGGCGTTGACCTGTCGCTTCGTGTAGAAACTTGACCTTTTCGCCATAGTCTACATTATACGGCGGATCCGTTATCACCAAATCGGCGCGATTGCCGTCCATCAATGCTGCGACGTCGTTTTCGTCGACGGAGTCTCCGCACATCAGACGATGCTGCCCGAGGAGGTAGATGTCGCCGCGTTTCGTCTTTGGAACTTCGACGCTGTCGTATTCTGCTTCTGCGTCGAAGTCATCTTCTTCTACTGTTTCGGGAATTTCCAAGGCGGAAATAAGCGCGTCGAGCTCGTTCTCCTCAAATCCTGTGACTGTGAAGTCGTAATCATCAAGGCGTAAACCCTTGAGCAAGTCCTTGAGCTTTTCTTCGTCCCATTCGCCTGATATCTTGTTTAATGCGACATTGAGCGCTCGCTCCTCGTTTTCGTCGAGATCGAGCTTGACGACGTCGATTTCGTCGTATCCTAAATCGAGCAGTACGTAATAGCGCTGGTGACCGCCGATGATGGTTCCGTCTGCATTGATTATTATCGGATCTATATAACCGAATGTCTGAATGGAACGCTTGAGCTTTTCATACTCCGCATCACCGGGCTGCAGTCTGACGCGCGGATTGTACTGCGCGGGATTCAGTTTTGAAATTGAAATCTTTTCAATCTGCATTTTGTTCTCCTTCGTCTGGCTGCCACGGCTTCCAATTGTCAGGGGATCCGTTGAACGGCTTTATATCATCAAAATAGGACTTGTAAAAATCGGCGACCGACGTGTCGCAAATCACGACGGTGTTCTCGGTTCTCGGGTTCGTGTTTATGTTTGCCGATGATAGGATCGCGCAGTCGAAGCGTTCTCCGTAGCAAAGTATCACTTTTGAATGGTTCCGGAAAACGCCGCATCTGCCTCCGGTCTTTCCTGATATTTCCGTAAGGTCGCGCGTGCATTCTGCGTAGCTGGCTTTTGCGATCTCGCCGACATAGAAGTCGATTCGTTTGATCAGCTGCTTTTCTACCCAGCGGCCGATTTCGAGCGCATCCTCTATGCCGAAGCACCAAGTCGAACAAAGGCAGTATTTCAGCGGCTGCTGTCTTAGGACGTGCTTGAGGAAGGTCAAGCTGTCGACGTCTCCTCCGGAAATAAAGCAATAAAAATCGCCTTGCCGGTAATACCATTCTGCGGTATCCAGCAGGGCTTTTTCTGAGAAGAATCTTCTTTTATCAAACATCTTTTGACCGCGTTCGGTATGGCAGCGAGCACGTTGCGCTCTTGGCTTCTCTTGCGGCTCTGGCTGCTCGACCGGCTCTTGCTCGTCGCTGATTCCTAAAATAGAGTTGAGGTCAATATTGATTCCGAGGTTTTCGTCGCTCATGTGGTGCTGCCTCCGGGCGTTTATATATAAAAATCAATGGGCACGCGGCGGGTAATTATGTTCAAGAAAGGAGAATCAACAATGAAAAGCTGGCAAAAATCAGGATGGTGTGGCTGCCGCGTGCCCTGCGGTGCTGGCTGGTGGTGGGGTGCGTAACGAAATGCAAGATTTTTTTCGCATTTTATACGCAAAATCGCCGGGCCTTCCTCGCCC